GAACAAACCTCAGGGCGTCAATTCGATTACGCAACATCTTTCAACGTCAACTCCAGACCACGACAGGGTGAGGCTTTAACTTATGACCATTTAAGGGCGTTTGCAGATAACTATGATCTTTTACGAATCATTATTGAGACACGTAAAGATCAGATGGCCAAGCTTCCTTGGGTTATTCGTCTTAAAGACAAACCCAATACTGATGCAGATGAAGCGCTTGTACATGATGCACGTTGTGAGGAATTAACAAACTTCTTTGCATTTCCTGATAAGGAGCACTCTTGGGATGCGTGGTTGCGTATGTTGCTTGAGGATCTATTGGTTATAGATGCTCCAGTTGTTTATACACGCAGAACACGGGGCGGTGAAGTATATGCAGTTGAACCAATAGACGGCGCAACTATTAAACGTGTACTGGATATTTACGGCCGTACACCATTGCCGCCTGAGGCAGCATATCAGCAAATATTAAAGGGTTTGCCAGCAGTAAATTACACCCGTGATGAGTTGATTTATTTGCCCCGTAATCCACGTACACACAAGGTATATGGATTCTCACCAGTTGAGCAAATTGTTACGACAATTAACATTGCTCTACGCCGTCAAGCTCATCAATTGGGGTTTTATACCGATGGCAGTACACCAGATTTAATTTTTCAGGTTCCAGCTGAATGGACGCCTGAACAGATTAAGCGCTTTGAGGATTACTGGAACTCGCTGCTTTCTGGAAATATCCATGAGCGCCGTAAGACGCGCTTTGTGCCTCAGGGCGTTACGCCATTTGATACAAAAGATAAGGCAATGAAAGACGAGTATGACGAGTGGATAGCTCGTATTGTCTGTTTTGCCTTTTCAATTAGCCCTCAGGCGTTTGTAAAGGAAATGAACCGAGCGACGGCCCAAACAGCACAGGAAGCAGCTTTAGCCGAAGGATTGGCGCCGTTAATGCTTTGGGTAAAATCCTTGATGGATCGGATAATTCAGCAAGTATTTGGCTATTTAGATATAGAGTTCAAATGGGATACTGAAGAATCTGCTAAACCAAAAGAACAAGCGGAAATCGATAAAATCTATGTTGAAGCAAAAGTGCTGCACCCTGATGAGGTGAGGGCCGAGCGGTTTAACATGCAGCCTATGGATCCTGCATTAAGATCTTCACTGAACCCAGCGCCTTTATTACCGCAGCCGCAGCAAGTGGATGAAAGCAAGCCTACTGATGAAGCAAAGGAGAAGTTTGCAAAGTCAAAAAAGTATGTAGCTCCAATCGATCGGGAACGGGAAAAAGTGGAGCAAGTACAGGAACAACTAAAGCAGCAGATTCACCAGTTCTTTCAGGAACAAGCCAAGGATGTAGCCATACAGGTTGTGACAGCAAAGGATCAACTTGGGAAAAGTATTAAGGATAATGTCAGTAATATTCTTGATGGGCTTAGTTTTGGTGCTTGGTCTGGTATAGCTGCATGGATTAGCGATTTAACAAGTCAATTGGCAGTTGATGGGGTAGAGGTTGCTTTAACCCAAATCAATGCAGAGCTTGAGAAAAAGGCGCTTAATCTGGCAAATGAGCAGGCAATTAAGTTTGCTGAAGATCGAGCAGCTGAGCTAGTCGGCATGATTTGGCGTAACGGCGTTTTGGTCGAAAATCCAAGCCCTTTATTTAGCATCACTGAATCAACTCGGGAAATGCTAAGAGCTACAATCACACAAGCATTAGAGGAAGGCTGGAGTAATGACAAATTAGCCGATGAAATTGGCAATAGTCATGCATTTAGTGAAGATCGTGCAGAAATGATTGCAAGAACTGAAACAGCCATAGCTGACGTACAGGGCAACATGATCGCCTATAAAGCTGCTGGGGTAGAGTCAAAAGAATGGATGGCCGCACCAGATTGCTGTGACGCATGTCAGGAATTGGATGGAAAAATTATTCCTATCAATGAATCTTTTGTGGCTGGTAGCTACTTCAAAGACGCACCACTTCATCCTCATTGCCGATGTGACACATTGCCAGTAGTGACATGATTTTTAACTTTAACTGAACCACCTTAGCCGGTGGTTTTTTTACATCTGAGGTTTTCTTATGAAATTAAAAAAACTTTTTGGAGCAATCCAGAAAATTCAAGATCAGGACGATGGAACAATCATTGTTGAAGGTGTGGCATCTACTGAAGATGAAGACAGCGATAAGGAAATTGTGAAAGCTGATGCCATGCGTTCAGCTATTCCTGATTATATGAAGTTCGGTGCAGTGCGTGAAATGCATCAACCCCTTGCAGCTGGTACGGCGTTAGAAATTAACGTGGATGACAATAATGTCACCACTTTAAAAGCTCACATTGTCGATAGTGAAGCAATTAAAAAAGTTAAAACTGGTGTCTACAAGGGTTTCAGTATTGGTGGAAGTGTTACTAAACGGGATGATCTTAACAAATCAATTGTTACGGGCATTCAGTTGGTAGAAATCTCACTGGTTGACCGCCCAGCAAACCCAAGCGCCGTGATTACCTGTTATAAAGCGGATGGTTTATCGGCTGGCGAAGAAAACGCAATTGATCCGCTAACTAAGAGCATGGGCGATGTAAAGGAGATGGCCAATGTACTACAAGACATCATGTGGCTCATTTACTCCGTTAAAGACGAATCTCGCTGGCGTGGAGATGATAGCCCAATCCCTGAGCAACTCCGTGCATGGATTGAATCAGGCGCTGAAATCTTTAGCACTATGGCTCAAGAAGAAGTGGCCACAATGGTTACACGCGCTAATGAAATTTGTAAGGCCGAAGGGTGTGAAAATCTACGAAAGGCCGAAGTCATCGTATCGAATCCAACAAAAGCAGAGTTGGATGATATTCGTCAGACCATTGAAAAATGTGCCGAGAAGCTTTCTAACATCAAAGTCTATAGCCCAGAAGATGCGAGTGCTCCAGATGATGCGGCGCAAGCTCAAATCGAGAAAGGAACGGACGCAGGTGAACTTAAAAAGGTCACTGATGATTTAACTTTAACTAAAGCAAATCTGGCTAAAGTCGAACAAGAGCGCGATACGTTGCAAAAGCGTGTCACTGAACTGGAGAAACAACCTGAAACACCAAAAGCTGCGTTGATGAACCTTAGTAAAGCGGAAGATACAACCGTTATTAAAAAAGATCAGGTTGAGCCGGTGCTAGATGGTAACGGCGAGGTCAATGAAATCGCAACAATGATTAAAAGCGCGCAAGCACAACGTATTTAATCAATTAGTCGTAAATTAAATTTTATGCCCGCTTTTGCGGGCTTTTCTTTGGCGGGAGATAACACATGCCAGATTTAAATGACGCTCTAGATGCAATCAAAACCGCTCAGGGTAAAGCAATGCAAGATACTAATGACTTAACCAAGTCATTTACACAACCCGATGGCCCAACTACAGGCCTACAGGCATATGACTTAGAAGCTCCTTCTAAAAAGTTTTATCCTGTATTAACTCCTTTACGTAACAGTATTTCCCGCGTGACGAATGGTTTTGCAACTCAAGCGAACTGGCGTGTAATTACTGCAATTAACGTAAATAACCAACGTGCAGGGGTTTCTGAAGGGCGCCGTGGTGGAGTTATCCAACATAAAACAGAAGATTACTTTGCTTCTTTTCGTGGTTGGGGCTTAGAAAATAGCGTTACTTGGGAAGCTGATTATGCTGCTAAAAATTTTGAAGATGTCAAAGCTTTGGCAGTACAACAAACCCTTGAAGCAACTATGATCGAAGAAGAGCGACTAATCATTGGTGGTAATACTTCTTTGGCTATGGGTACTACACCAACACCAACACTTGCAGCAGTTGGCACAGGTGGTACGTTGGCTGCTCAAACATGGTCGGTTATCTGTGTTGCCCTTGGTCCACAAGCTTATTTAGATGTGGTTGGGGTGAATAACGGCGGGATTGGTCAGCAATTCGATGCAAGCTCAAAAGTACCAAGCAAAATTACCCGTACAAATGCAGATGGTACTACTGAAGAGTTTGGCGGTGGTTCGGCTCGTAAATCAACGGCAGCCACTGTAGCCACTACAGGTACAACCAGCTCTATCACAGCTACAGTAACACCAGTTATTGGGGCAGTTGGTTATGCTTGGTATATCGGGGCGGCAGGATCTGAGCGTCTAGTAGCGGTTTCAACTGTTAACAGTGTGATTCTCAAGCAAGCGGCAGATCCAAACGCACAGTTAGCAAGTACGTTAGTGGATGAAGATAACTCTACAAGTACAATTGATTTTGACGGACTTTTAATCCAAGCATTTAAACCTAGTAGCAATGCATATGTAAAAGTTATGCCTACAGGTACTGCTGGTGTTGGTACCACACTAACAAGTGATGGTGCTGGCGGTATTGTGGAGTTTGAAGAAGCTTTTGAGTATTTCTACCGCAAATATCGCTTAAGCCCTGATGTGATTTACGTTAGTACGCAAGAGTTATTAACCATTACATCTTTAATCATCAAAAATGGTGGTGCTCCATTACTACACTTGAATGTAGATGCTAATAACCCTGCATCTCTTCAAGCAGGTGTGGTGGTTGGTAGCTATCAGAACAAGATTACTGGCCAGCGCGTTCCTTTGCGTATTCACCCTAACTTAGCGGCTGGTACCATCTTTATGTTTACCTCACGCTTGCCTTATCCATTGGCGAACGTTGGTAACATCGTACAGATGAAAATGCGCCGTGATTATCATCAAATTGAATGGCCACTACGTACACGCCGCTATGAATATGGTGTGTATGCAGATGGGGTGCTTCAACATTACGCACCTTTCTCGATGGGTATCATCACCAATATTGCAAAACCAGTTCAATCTTAAATTTATTGCCCAGCCTAATCCGCTGGGCATTTTCTTGGAGTAAAGCAAATGGGATTATTTAAAGCCCCTGAGGGTGTGACATCGGTTAGTGTCGCAGGTGTAGAGCTTGAAGTTAAAGACGGTTTTGTTGAGACAGATGAGAATATCTGGCCATTTGTAGAGCCGTTAGGTTTTACGGTTGGCAAGCCGGATGATTTGGTAGCTCTTCGTGAAGCCGCAGCTAAAGCCGCTGAAGCAGCTGAGGCCGCAGCCAAAGAAGCGGCAGAAAATGAAAAGCTGGCTAAGGCTAAAGCCGTGGAAGAGGCCAAGGCAAAAGCGCAGGCAGAAGCGGATGCAGCCGACAAAGCTAAAGCGGAGGCTGAGGCCGCAGCTGCTGCTAATGCATCAGCTCCAGCTGAAGCAGATGCCGACAAAGCTAAAGGTAAAAAGGCGTAATCAATATGGCACTTACAACATTAGAAAAAGTTAAGGAGTTTTTAGGGCTTAAATCGTCTCAACTTGAAGCAGATGCCTTACTTTCACGCATGATCGATGCTGCAAGTGCCTTTATTGAAAATTGGCTAGAGCGGGAAGTCTTAAGACATTCAGTAACTGAATATCGAGATGGAAACGGAAAATCTGAACTTGTTCTAAAAGAGCCTGATATACGTCTTATTAACAAAGTTCTTGTTAATGGCAGGGTGATACCGGAATCGTCCAATTTTCACGACTACGGTTATCGCTGGGCTGACTGGTGGTTAATTTTGCAAGGGGATTGCTTTGCGCATGGCCGACGAAATATTCAGATT